ATGATGCATTTAGTGAAGAAGAATTAATATCAATCGAAAATTATTGTGAAAAATTTGAAAAACATGATGGTATTGCAGGAGGAGATGACTCGGTTTCAATTAGAAAATCTAAAGTTAGATTTTTTACAAGACACGAACATTCCGAATTAAATTTCTTGTTCGATAAATTTAATACTATGATATGGACCATTAATGAACAATATTATAATTATAATTTAAATGGTTATAGTTCATTACAATACACAAGTTATAATGGTGAAGACTTAGGTAAGTATGGCTATCATATTGATATGCATACTGGAATTTATAATGACAATCCAAATGATGATTCGTTAAAATATGGTGATACGAGAAAACTTTCACTTGTTTTATTTCTATCAGACCCATCATCATATGAATATAAAATTTCTTCTCCAGTTACAAAAAAGTGTTCTGGAAGAATAATGGTATCTTCAGAAACACTTACAATTGAAGAATTTCCTCCGTCAAAATTTCTTAAGAATATTGGTCTTTGTTTGTGAGTTAAATCAAATGCTCTTCTAACATCAATTTCGGTTCCTTGATAAAAACCAAACCCCGCACTGATTGTTGCATTGTTTAAATCAATATAAGAAGATTGATTATCTTCCAAATCAACCAACTGAAGACTTGTTTGAAAAACACGAACTTCTACATTTGCGTTTGGAATTGGTGTAAAATATAAATTTGTGTGTGTAGTAGAAATTGCCGCGCCAACAGTCCCTAATCCAGAATTAGTCGAAAGATTTCCATACTGTGTAATGTATGTTTTCGATCCATTGCCATTATCACCATCATTTAGAAGAATGACCTCTGACATTTCATATTGATTGTTCGTAGTATCTTCAACACTAACTATAAAATACGAACAATTGTGGTCATTTGGTACTACATTACTGTACTTTGCAATAAGGTTTTCGGTGGGTGTAGGTGATGATGAAATTGCTGTATATGAAGAATCTATAAATGCAATATTTTCGAGATCAAATCCAAGATATTGTGTACCTATTCCTGTTGATGAAGTATCTGATATAGAAATTCTTAGTGTATTTGTAGTAACTGCTATTCCCGAATTTGGAGTAAAATCTAAAATTATGTTTCCTCCAGAAATATATGCATTGTAAGTTCCTAATCCTAAAGTTCCAAATCTATTCAGTGTCGTATTTGTAAGTTGTCCGTATTCTAAAAGATCTACATTTGTTCCATCATGAATCATATTAATTTCATCAAATTCAAACTCGCCATTATTACCCATTAATTCGATAAGAATTTTTGAAGTTCTATATGATGATGCGATAGAAACAATGCTTGTTGCAGTGTTCAATGGAACTACTGTTTTAGTTGTTCTAATATCAACAATATCGCCAAGACTAGTAGATCCTATTCCAGATGTAGAAATACCAATAATATCAAAACTAGCAAAACTTACATTATAATTATTAATTGAATATTTTGTAGGATAAAATAAAAGTTGTCCTTCGGATCCTGAAATATTAAAATCAAAACTACCCAAATCTAAAACACTTTCAACTCTTCCATATTGATTCAAAAATCCAAAAGATCCATCTTGTAGAAGACTCACCAACATTACTTGTCTTTCTTCAGTAAATCTTTTGTCTCTAATGTAAGTTATATATTTTTTAGACTTATGCGACATATCAAAAGTATCAACAACAGAAAATCTAGTAGATCTTGGTGTGCTACTAAATTGTGTACTTATATCATCAATTACTAAAACTCTGTTTCCAAAGGATTCAAAATAATCGGTTAAAACTTTAGAACCAAAATAAATTTCATTAGATATAACATTTACACTATTAATGTCTAAAGAATTTTCCGTGACTAAATCGAAATTAGTATAGCAATCTAAATCGATTTCATTTGATATGTCTGTAATTACATCAATGGTTGATCCAAAATAATCTGAGTAAACTCCATTATAATTTAAATCTTTTGATTCAATAATCAAATCACTAAATTTTAAAAATCCAACAGAATGATTTAATGAACTAACAGAATCTTTCCAAGTTTCAAACGGAACTTTTGATTTTAACGAATATGAGAAATTTTGATAATAATTGTTATCAGCAATTCTTTCCGTGTTAAAATTTAAAAATCCGGTTTCTTTATGCCATCCATTTTTAACAACTGATGATGCTGATGTTTTTAGTTCGGCATTAAAATCTATTTTTTTTCTAATCAATCCTTGAGTTTTGGATGTTTGTCCCTTTATTATATTTCCTATACTAAAATCTTTTGTTGTTGAAATCTTTAAAAGACCAATATCATTGTTCCAACTTTCCACTTCACCAATATTATTTTGAGAAGTTACGATTTCTCCTAATATAAAATTATTTTTTTTCAATTTAATGTCAAAAATTGGAAAATCCTTTTCTGCTATTATTCTTCCGGATGAATTGGCAGAATCAAAATTGCCGGGAATTAAACCTTCATCTATATATCCATCAAGGCTATATGTAACTATTCCTACACTTCCACCTAGAGGAATATAAACTTCCGATAAAGTAAACAGGGAATATCCATAATTTGAAGAATTATATCCTATTCCAGTAGAACCAACTCCTACACTAATATTCTCAATCAAAACTTTATCCCCTACGGAAAATGGAGAAATATCACTAAATCCAGTATTTAATCCAACTGTTACTTTTTTAGTTGTGGAATTATAACTTATATTATTAATTTTTACTCCATTTGGATTGCTAACTGGAATAATTTTTGGTGGGACATTGTATATACCAAAAGTATTTTTTAAAATTTTAACTTTAGTATCACCAATATTGTATTTTAAATCTACATCTTCAACTTGTTTTCCAGTAAATCCATCAATTACAACCAAGTTTGGTGGTATCGTATAATTTTTTCCTGCGGAACTAATTCCAATTTCATCAAATGATGATAAAGAATCGACTATTAAAATTTCTGGAAGATTTACTACAGGTCTTAAAGTTTTATCTGAAGGAAAATCAAATCCAATATCTTCTATTTGAGTAGATAATATTTTTCCTATATTATCACTAGATGATTCTAAAATTGCACCATATCCAAAATTTGACACTATTGTTGAAACGCCCGAAATATTTTTATATAAATTTCCTCCATAATTTACAAAGATTTTTTCAATGGATCCAGATGCAGAAAGTGATGTTGTCGAATATTTAATATTTGCCGAATTTGTATCATAGGAATTTGATTCTGGAACCAATGATAAATTATAAGTAAATGTTGATGTGGTTCCAATTCCAGTAATGTCAAATTCTCCAGAATAAGCACTATTAACAATTTCAATTTGATTATTACTTTCTACTTCTTCGTCATTATAAATTTCTTTTTTATTTTGGGAAATAAAATTAGTATTAGTTGGAGTAAAATTATAATAAAGTTGTTTTGGTAAATTTTCTGTTACTTTTAACAGTAATGCTGCATTACTAGTAATTCCAACTTGCCCTATCTTTGAAACTTCAAAAAAAGTATTTTTTTCTGAAGAATTAAAAATATTTTTAAAATTCTTATCGGTATAAAGATTTAAATCAAATGCAGAATATAAAGTAGATCCATTTTGAGATGATAGTGATGCATCTGAAAGATCAAATGTTAAATTATTATTTTTATATGCATATATTTTTGGATTGATCGCAGATAGTGTTCCAAAAGATGCCGACGTTATGCCAACAACTTCTGGAGTAAATTGTGTTGTTTGATATTTACTTGAGCATAATTTGATTTTATCTTTAGAAATTTTAATTACATAATAAATTTCTTCATTATTTAATCCAAAAGAAGAAAACGTTGAGGTATGAATTACTTTATCTCCTGTTAAAAATCCATGATTGGAGATTGTTATTGAGTTTTCTTCAATGTCTACATCGACTGCAGTGAATGATTTTGGATTAAATACCATTCTTCGATTATAATCATCATATTTTATTATAATATTTGTAGTAACAAATGGGTTGACTTCAACAAATACTTTGTCACTTAAATTCAATCCATGAGTTGAAGATGTTGAAACAGTAACAATATTTTTAGATACTTCTGCTGAAATTACATTTTTCTTTATTGTTTTAAATCTATGATATACTCCAGTTCCTATTCCAGTAAAAAATAATAATCCAAAATTTGAAGTAGTGCTTGCAATTCCGACAAAAGTTCCAGTAGATCCAATTCCAATGCTATATGTTGATATTCCGATTAAATCATCAGAAATTTTACCAACATAAACAATTGAGGAATTTGGTAAATCGAATTGAAAAGTTCCTCCCATTGAAACATTAATTGAAGTTCCGCCGTTTGTTTGATAATTTAAAATATCTCCAGTGTTTAATTTATGATTTGGCAAGTATATTGATTGTGTAGGAATAAAAATTTGAGTTATTCCTGCTCCTGGATTGGAGAAGACTATGGTTGTTCCAATTCCAACTCCGTTTATAGATCCAAGTCCAAGAGATTCTTTTGGATCAAAATAAATTTCTCTGTTGAGTTCGAACTCTACATTATTTTCTGGTATTGAATTAAAAGTAAATTTTCTAGAATTTTCATATAATAAAGTTGAAGATGTATGGGCTGCTGATATAGTATTATTTTGAGATCTAACAACTCTAATTCTGGAATTTTTAACATCTACATTAAGAACTTTAACTATTTCTTGATCTATTGTAAGAACATCATTTTCTCTCAACGAAAAAATATTATTTTCAAATAATCCTGATATACTAAAATATGTAACTATTCCAGTTATTCCATCAGTTCCTACACCAGATTTTAAAATAAAAGATTCGGTTTTGACACCAATATTAAAATTATTATTCAAATAATTAACTGATGTATTAAATCCAGATAATGAAATTAAATCATTATTTGATAAATTATGTGGATAAGTTGAAAAAGCAACATATGTCCCATTTGAATCAGATGGAATTAACTCCAATTGGGATATAGTTGTTGATGCAACACTAATATTTGTAACAGGTTTTCCTAGAATTCTAGAAACCTTTGCCTTTGCTTTTTGAATATTATTTTCTTCAGGATTAAATATTATCTGATCATTTATTTTATAATCAAATCCTCCAGTTAAAATTCCAACCGATTTTATATTACCTGTAGAAACTTCATTAATATTAACTTTTTGTGATTTTAGTTTATTTGGTTGGAAAAGATACTCATAATAAGCAGCATTTTCTGTCAAATTATATGGTGTTGTATTTCTAAACCATTCATTTTTGTTCAAATCATATGTAATCTGATTTGAATCTGGATTAAAATTGAATTCGTTTGGTTTAGATTTAAAAGTATTACCGATTAAATATGGAAATACTGGTATTTTGTAATTTTTGAATGGCAAAATACTTTCAACATTTCCTGGATTAATGGTTGTAAAATATGCATAAACTCCATTTGGATAATCTGGGGTTACACAAAACCGTCCATTATGTTCATCCAAATCTCCAGAATTTGTAAATTCATAATCTTCAACAAAAAATCCTTGCGGAAAATTTGAAATTGGTGGTCTATTTGATTTGGTTACCAACTGATAACCAGAAGTCATTTCTCTAATTGTTCCTCCAGTTTTTGAAGAAAATCCATATGGACCATATATTGGATTTCCATCATATGACCATCCTATAATTGGAGAATGATATGAGGACTTTATTTCTTCACCATTGACTTTTTGTAAATCAAATATACCATACTTAATTTCATTATCTTGATTTTTCGAATATATGGATTCTCTTAGTTTTCTTGGTGCATATAAATGAGTATATTGCATACCAAAGTTTTGATTTAGAGATTTGCTTAAGATTCCGTCATCATCTGAAATATTATTCAAATACTTTTGAAATAAATTTATTGTCCATTTTTGAATATTTACATTAAACTTTGCACCATTTCCACTTTGAATTATATCAACTCCAATTTTATTTTCATATCCGATTCCTGGATTTTCAATTATTACTTTTGTTATTTTTCCATCTTTAATAACAGGAGTCAGTTTACCATATTTTCCAGATCCATTAATTATTAGTTCTGGTGGAGAATTATATCCACTTCCCCCATTTGCAATTAATACTTCTACAATGCGACCATTATTTACAATTGGCAAGACTTCTGCACCTGATCCACTATAAAGATCGAGTAATGGTTGTCTATTGTAATTTAAGATTTCAGAAGATCCATATCCTATGCCACCATCAATAATTTGTGTTGATTCTACTGACCCTCTAAAAATTGGTTGAACTATTGCATTAAAATTTTGGTTGGAAAAAGTTGTAACTCCAATTTTACCTTCGATAGTTACAGAAACTGGTTCATAATTAAAAGTATGCGTTCCAGATCCAGAGGATTTAAAACTAATATATTGTTTTGTTTCGTAGTAAAAAAGTTTTGCGGTCGATCCTAAACCCACATTAGAAAGTTTGAAATGATCTTCATCAACCTTTGTAACGATATATGATGTATTCGAACTCAATCCTGTTATTGGAATTTGATTAAATGTGTATTGAATAATATCTCCAGAATTATATTGATGATTTTTTATGTTTATCTGATTAGATGCAGTATTAACTCCAATATTACCAACTACCCTTTTCTTATTTTCGTAATTTGAACCCGAATTTTCAATTACAATATTTGAAATTATTTGTTTTTTATTAAAAGATTGTAGTCTATGTACACCATCTCCAAAAGAACTTAATGAAATTGTGTTTACTCCAGATATAGCATCTGCTTCATTTTTAAATAATTGAACCGTAAAGGCATCTATAGTTCTAACATAATATTGAGAATTTGTGACTAATCCAGATATACCATTTTGGCCATCAGTTTTATAAATTATTTTTTCCGCGTTTCTAAATTTATGATATGTTGAAAAACCTATAACATTATTAGACAACCCAACATTTGCCGATTGTGCTGTTGAATTAAACAGTGCTGAATGATCTATAAAAGTTGTATTTACTAGTGCTTTTGCTCCACTTCCATTTCCACCGGTAATTGTGACTATTGGTTTTGATAGATAATCAAAACCGGGATCAATTATATCAATTCTTTTTAAATTTCCTTTTACCGAACAATTAGCAATTGCTCCACTGCCATTATCATCTGTTATTGATAAAATTGGAGGATTTATTATATCATAATTATTTCCACCAGATGTTACTTCAATTTTTTGTAAAGATCCATAATAAATTACATCTTCAGATTTGTAATTTAATATTTCTACTCCATTAATTAATATTCCTGTTTTTCCTGGACTTGTTACGTAATTATCACTTTCATTATTTGGTGATTTGATTTCTCTCAACAAATTTTGATGGTTTAAAGTTTTTTGATTAAAATCAAGATATTCAAAAGTATTTGAAGTAACTATTCCTGTTACTGAAATAAAATTATTATTATAAAGATTTGCAGGACTACTTGCAATTTTAAATTGATTTTGATTTACTCTTTTTACATAATATATTCCCGGAGTTAAATTTTCAAATTTACTAGTAGTAGATACTAAAGTTCCATCGACTGTATCTTGAAATGTAAATGAATTGTAGTAAATCGCATCACCAGTATAATATCCATGATCATTTACATTATCAATAGTAAAAATTTCTCCACTATATTGTCCATTTAATATTATTTTTTTATCATAAAAATTTAATGGTTGATTATAATAATTGGGTAAGGATGAGGAAGAAACTAAAACATCTTGATTAAATTTTGCATAAGTATTTTGCACATTTGAAATATAATTTTCAATATACGAATAATTTGATAAAGAGGAACTTACTTTAGGTTTTAAAATTTTTCTTTCAATTGTCGATATATTTCCATTGATTAATCCCTGACCACTAATAGAAAATATAAACTCATTTATTATGTTTGTTACGGAACATGTTTTAATTTCGGATGCATTGTTTGTAATTAAAAGAATATCCCCAATATTAAAATTGTTTGGGACATAAGTCTCAATATTATAAGTAAAGTCTGAAGTATCAATTAATACAATTGATTTAATATCGAACTTTGTTGCAATATTATAAATCCAACTGTTTGTTTTTGGACCACTTGTCGTTATTCCTAACGATTTAATGAGAGCAGTATCATTTTTTGAAAAATAATAAGTATCATCATTTATTATTAAATCAGAAAGTACAGATCCAATTCTAACTTCTACTTTTGATGTTGTTCCAAATCCAACGTATCCATAAGCATTAACGTTTAGTCTGATATTTGATTTGGAGTTGATATTAAAAGTTATACCTTTTTCTGTTGTGCTAGCTAACCCAACATCAAAAAATTGATTGTTACTCTTTGATCCATATGTGAGTATATCTATGTTGCCAGAAGAAGATTCTGCAACCAATTCCCCAGAATTAGGAAATCCTATTGTAGAATCGACATCAATAATTGAAGATCCAATAGAAACTGAATTTATTACTTTTGTAATTGGATGTACTGAAAATTCACCATAAACACTACCATCTATAGTAATATCTTTTGAATAATCAAAATCTAAACTTAGTTTATAATATTCTTGAGATGAATATGAAATTTTTTCAACATTAGTAATTGATGCATAAGCTTTTTGTATATTATAATTTTCATAAGCATCTTGAAATAAAGTTTGATTTAATAAATCTAGTGGATTTCCATTTATTGATTGAACAACAATATCTTTTGTTACTCTATACTCGGCATCAGATGGTCTAAAAAGATAATCTTTTGGTTTTATAACATCAACTTTTTCTCCATATAAAGCAGAAAAAAGAATTTTAAAAGATTCATCTGTTCCCTTTGATTGATAAAAATCCTTTACCCTCGATATAAAAAGTCTTTCATTTACATCATTATCTAATTTTCTACTATCAAATCCCGGAGCAAATTGATATTTTATTTTTTTCAGAAATTCTTCAAATAATAAAGCACTCAAATTTATAATTTTGGTGCCAGAAGTGTGGTCTGAAATTTCTGAAGAAGAAAATGTTAGAGAATCTGTTGAGTTTAAATTAGTATATGAAGTGACTCCACTAAATCCCCTAATACATCCAGTAAAAGATGTATTAGTTTTTCCTGTATATAGAATGATTTCATCATCTATTTGAATTAATCCATATTTTTCAGGAAATCCATACGTACCAAAAATTTGTTGATCTAAATTAAAAGTAGTATTAATATCCGTATCCGAAAAAGAAATATCTCCAGATAATTCTGTGTGTTGAGGATTATCTGATAAAGATTCTAATTTTAAATATTGGTCAATATTTTGTATTAAATCAACAGAAGCTCCAGGATATTCTTGAGATATATAATACTGTTTTAAAAAATCAGTTATAAGTGGAAAGTCTTCTCTTATGAAGGATGGGAGTTGACTTTCAACTATATCTTGAATTTGTACTCTTTGCAGATCTGTTGATATCATGTTTTTTTAATTATCTTACTAAAATTCCATTTGCATAACTTGATGTAACTAGGTAATTTGTACCAGTAACATCATTTCCGGAAGATATATTATCTGGTTTAGTATTAATAGTTGTTTTAGTCATATCTAATTGTAAATACAAATCTTGAAGTCCTATAATGTCATTAGAATATGGAGATACTGAAATCTCAATAATAGGAAATCCTATATTTAATACTGTATTTGTCATATTAATAGGAGAAAGTTTAATTTCTCCTTTAATATAATCAATTATTCCTACAGATTTTTTAACAATCTCTGGTTGTGTTGGTGAATTTAATCCGAACAGAAATATAGATCCAGTTTCTTTGTCGGCATTTGGTAAATCAGAAAGATACACCGTACCAACAATTCCACTTACATTAAACCCGGAGGATTTAATATTGTATCCATTTTCATTTTTAATATGAAATCTATTTCCGAAACAAATTTCATATTCGGTAAAACTATTTAACACTGGTCGCAAATCTCTTCTCATAATAACTGTCGTAATATTTGACGTTATTGCATTATTACTATCATCAATTATTTTTAAAAATTTACTATATTTAAACCTTGCCCCAAACTTGTTCAATTCTGATGAATTTGCATATCTTTCTACATTTGTTGAAACAATATTTGATATTGAATTTGCAGATGCTGCTAAATTTGTGTTGTAATATGCATTTATATTTGGTTCAATATACAAGTATTTTAAGTCAATAATTTCCGGAACTATTCCCGCAATAGAGTATTGTCTAAGATCTCTTTTAATGTTATCCTTGATTAAATTTGAAAGATAAGAACCATTAGTTGGTTTAATGCTAATAAAAACTTTTCCGAATTGTGGAGGACTTAATTCTTCTCCACCAAAAACAGAAATTGATTCTGTTTCTGGATATATTGTAGGAACTATTGATTCATAATCTCTTGCGGTAACTGCTCTATTTTGTGATGAATAAATTCTAGGAGCATACTTTTTAATAGACTCTATTTGTTCAATTTCACTTCCATCATATGAAGACTGATTGGTGGTTATTAAAGATATTCCGGAATTTATTAGAATAGATTCTCTAGAAGAAGTTAATTTTCCACTAAAATTAAATTGAGATATGTTATTTGCCGATTCACCATTCGAAACAAGATAAGTTACTTCAATATAATTTGGGGATTCTAATTTTTTTCCAAAAACTCCATCACCAAAAATTAATTCATATCTTTCATCTTCTATTTCTTGTACCCAAAATATTGGTGAATCTGAGTTAATATTAAATAAACTATTTGCTTGTATATACTTTCTTTTTATGTCATTAAATTGTGATGGTTTAACCAATACTCTAATTGTAGTTGTATCGATATTTGAGTTTGGAAGTATAAATCTTTGATTTGGATTATAAGAATCTACAGTAAAATTTGATGTAATATAAGTTCCCTCATAAACAGTAATTTCATCAAAAGTAGCTATATTATTAATTACTGGAACTGTAATGTCATCTAATATTGAAAAAGTATAGTTTTCTGTTCCAAATGTTGTTGTTGAGCACACAATCCCCTTATTTAATGTAATTGCCTCTGGTTTCGTTGTATATGCAGAAAAATCTACAAAGAACGATATACTTGCTTTAGATGAGGTTTTGGATTTTGGAACATATCCAATATTCTTTGCGAGAGAAACGACATTTTCTCTTAACGTCGCACTATCAATAAAAACCTCATTTGATACCATATTGGCATTATATGAGGTTATATACGTATTATAAGCAAGCACATCAACAATTGTAGATAAATTAGATCCTTCAAAGTCATAATCAGTGAAGTTTGAATTTGATCTAAGATAATCTTTAATTGATGTCTTTATCTGATCGAAATCTAGATTTGCAAAATTAACTAATGGCATTATCGTGTTGGCTGTAATGCGAATGATAATTGTTGTGGTTGTGCATCAATTCCAATAATATAATATTGGATTGTTACATTAAGTTCGCCGTCATCATAATTAGGAACCGCATCAACGGATATTAACTCAACTCTGGGTTCATAGTTATTAATTACATTTTCAATTTCATCTCTTACTGATGATGCAGTAATATCATCCAAAGATTCAAATAGCAAAGAATTAACTCTAGAACCCAGATTATTGTTGAAAAAACGTTCTCCTCTATTGGTAAGAACAAGATTTCGAATAGATCTAGAAATTGCATTTTCATTTTTAATCGCAATCAAGTCATAGGTTAGTGGACTAACCTGAAAGGACAAACTAATGTCCTTAAATGACTTGCTAATGCGCTGTACTGGCATTGAATATTATAAATCTATCTTATTTATTCACTAAAATTCGGATAATGGAATAGGTTCTGTTCCATATTCCCAGTCATCATAATCATTATCATTGCGAATTTTTTTATGAATTTCATTTTGAACATGAAAATCGTGTTTTTTTGGTGTTAAATCATCACTTGCAATCTCACGAAGCATCTTTTGCTTTTCTATTTTCGATTCCCAACCATATTCTGATGATAAAAATTCGGTTCCCCACTCATTTTTCATAAATTTTTCGTCTTTATCAACTTGTTTTGTCATTGTTTTGCTCCTGATTTGTTAAATCAGAACTTTTTACGGGGTTGCTATCCCGAA